GTCAAGCATTGTTGGAGGCGAGGGTAGGAGCGGGGAGAAACCAACACCCCTACCCTCTAGCTGTAGCCGTGTCCAAGCGGTCTAACAGCGTTCTATTTACGTGGCAGGGACTTCCACAACGCACGGTACGCCTTACGCGACATTGAACCGTATTTAGGTTCTAACTCGACGTGTAGCCAATGTCCGCCGGCACCAAGTTCGCCGTTGTTGAAACCTTGCCATTGACTGCGGTCGCATCGCCAAGCGCGTGGCGGGTTAGCCATGTAATCGTGTACAGCTGCAATACCAAGCACTGGTGCCACATCGGGCCGTGTGAGCCATCTGCAGGCTTCTAGAGCGGTCTGACGGCCTTTAGCGCCTGCTGGGTAGCCAAGGTCGCAAGCGTTGCCTGTGGCGTGGATAGACAGGACTGGTTTGCCGTTCATCATGCGCACTACCCATGTGCCTAGGTTGCGGAACCGCCAGCGTCGACGGCACAAGTACGAAAACTCTTCTAGCCCTGGCTGTTTACGTGTGGCGGGCTTGTAGGTGCCTGGCTTGTATGGGTATGGGCGGTTCATTCTTTGGGCCCGATAATGGGGTCGGCTGATTTGCCTGATCTGGCTGCGATGCCGTTGCCAACTGCGTAGCCGAGGATGGTTCCGATCATGCCTGTGCCAGTGGCGTTGTCGATAGCGTCAAGGGCTAGCAGGACGGTAAGACAGACTAGGCCGACTAGGGCTATAAACGCTTTAGGTGGGTTAGTCAGCGTCATTTACGCCTCCTGACAATGTTGTTAAATCCAAGTCGACAATTGCTTTTTGATAATTGGCGTATTCTTCATCGGACATTTCCCGAACAATTGTTTGCCCTGTCGTGGCGTCGTGACTTGTAATAAGCTTATTTTCCATGTTTACAACCTGTAACCGTAAACGCTGACGTCAATATTTGTAAACGTTGACGCGCTAAATATTGAAATACCTGTGTATGAAGTTGCGCTGTTGTGAAACCCAGACGAAGAAAACGCGCCAAGACCTGTGGTGCGGGAGTCAACGCCTTGTGCGGAGTACCCCGTTTTTTGCGTAAGAAATGGGTGGTAGATGTCAATGACACAAGCTGCCGAATTAGAAGAGTCCACAATTAAAGCAAGGTTCCAACTGGCCCCGTTTGACGTTGCGGCTGGGCTTGCTGCACCGGTTGAGTAGTCAAAGCCTTGACGGACGTTGTAATAGTTGGTGTTGGCTGGGCTTCCGCCGACCCGCAATTGCGCTGCCATACCGGTCACACCTGTTGTTATGCGAACATCACTGACAACCAGCCTGTAACAGTCGTAGTCAGCGCTAAAAATAGAGTCAATGTTCAGTGCTGTTCCACTGGTGGCTGTTGTTGACGTGATTTTCCACAAACCGACAGCGTTCATGTCCGAGGCGTTTAACACATCCCCGCTAGCAAACACTGGATAACTCATATCTACCTATCCTAAAAGGTCTGTCCCGCCAAGGCGAGAACGGTTAAGAATAAAAACAGCCGCCCAACGAGCCGACCCCTCAAGCGTTGTTGACCAACGCTCAGGCGTAACACTGTGGCTAATACGCGTCGTCAACATCTGCGTCGTGATAGCAGACCCCGTCGGCGGGCTAACCACAAGCTCAAAACGTTGCCACAACTCAAGACCAAGCGTCGACCCCCAGTTTTCGTCTGGCGACAACACCACCTGCACCGGTGACGCTTTTGGATACACCTGACCGCCCCAGCCGACCACAATATTGGCAATGTCTTGAGCGTCGTCCAATGTTGACACCTGCGTGGCAACAAACTGCTCAGCCTCAGCAAACGCCGTCACACTCGTAGCGTTCTCACTAATTAACACACCGCCGCCACTGACCTCAACGTTGGCGATGTTACGCATCGAGTCGCCGTCATATTGCAGCTGTATATCGGTGCCAATAGGCAGGCCGCCACTGCCGTAAACAACTTGGGCGACAGTGCTGGTGGCTGCTGTGCGGATTTGGTTTTGTTGCAGCTGTGTAATTGTGCCGGCTTTGTTTACAAATAGCGGTGCAAATTCTGAGTCGGATACTTTACCTAGTTCGCTAGTGGCTGTGGTGGCGTCGTTTGTTAACGCCAAAACGGTTGACGCTGGTGATGTTGGTGGCGATGTTAGTGATGCGCTGAACGGTGTGTAGGCAATGATGCGGTTAAACCGTGCAGCGGTTGTTTCGTTTACAGACGCTGTTGATAGGCGATATATGTCGCGTACTTGGTCTTGTGTCAACGTAGATGTAAACACGGCTAACTGTTGGAAACTGCCATAAGACAGTGCGTAACGTTCGTATGGGTATGCGGCCGAGCCAGCTGTGCGAATGCGTGTGTCTGTGTCTGGAATGCCGTTTACATAGATAACGCCTGTACCGGTCGAAGCGTCGTATGTGAATGTAAACATGTACGACAAACCTGGTTCGTATCTGTTTACAGTTTGCCAGGTGTAGTGATCTAGCGGCGCAACAAACTGAACTTCAAATTTGCCGTAGTCAGCACCCAGGCTGTCTGTGTGTTGGAACATAAGGAAGTTGCCGCCCATCATGTACCCCGACCAGAAACTAGACAACGTGTCGGCGTTGGCTGCAATAGTCCAGTAGCTCATTGACCAGTTGTTATAGGTCGTGTTCGGCACAATGTCGCGTAGGTCGGCTGGGCCGTTAGCGGTTGCTGTACGAATAGATCGTGACGGTAGACCGTCTGCAATGCTGTCGCCTTGTTGCACGTCAGCGGTGTTAGTTGTAAACGCTGAGTCTTGGCTGCCTTGGTCACGCAACAAATACGAGCTGGTGTTAAACGGTGTGATGGGGTCGTCTAGTTCCCAATAATGGTGCGGGTTTAACGCCAAAATGTATGGCTCTGCCCAGTCGGCTGGTAGTGATGACGATCCGAGCAGCTGCAACGCGTCAAAGCAAGACAGTGTGACGGTCGAGTCGTAGCCGGCGTCAGTCCATTCTGGTGGCCAGCCCGAGATGAAACCACGGAACACGTCGTAGGTTGTGGCGGCGTAGGTGGCGCGTATACGTATTTGACGTCGTGGCAGCAGGTTGCCGTAGTACGGGCCTGATGCGTTGAAAGGGTCAAATCGGCGGTCACGGTTTGACAGGGTGACGCTGGCTAGGCCGTCTGCGACTAGGTTCCAATCATCGTTTGTGCCACGGCTAATTTGAATGTCTCGCACATAGCTGGTGACGTCAGTCCAGGTGGGGCTGACAACGTATGGGCCGTCTGTAAACGCTATTTCAACGATTGGTGTTGGATATGCCATTAGCGTCCGCTTCGTCGTGAGTCGCCTACACGCCGTTCATAAGCGCGTAATGATTGCTGTACTGATTTGCCAATAGCCACTGGGTCGCCAACGCCAGACATGATGTTGATTGTTACTTGTGCGTTTTCGGGGTTGCGTTGCAACAAAATTGGGTTGATGCTTGGGGCAAAACCGCCAAGTTCGCTTATTGTCGGCAGCTCTGTTTTCCCTTGTGCGCCAATAAGGATGTTGGGCACTTTGTTTAAAAGGCTGGCAGGTGCGTTACCGATAGACGCCAGATTGTTAAACACTTTGACCATGTCGTTAAGGGTTTGACCAGCTTGGTTTAGTTTGCCGTTTTCGTCGTATAGCAAAGTGCGCAGAATAAATTTAAGTTCGGCCATTGCGCCAGCGACGCCGTCTTTACCAAAAGCGTCCGCAATCTGTATACCAAATTCAGCCAGTTTTTTAAGGTAAGGCAAAATGGCAGCGCCAAGGGTTTCCTTCAGTTCGTCCATGGTGATGCGGAAACGAGCCATAGTGCCTTCGAAGGTTTCGGCATTGTCTAAGGCTGAACCGCTAAACCGCTTCTCAATATCCTTCTGAATATCGTTAAACTCCATGCCTTTCAACTTGGCTTTGTCATAGCCAAGCCCAAGACGTGTTAACGCCGTATTAGACCCGTCGTAGGCACGCGTCAAAGCTTGCACCACCTGAGCCAACGGTTTACCGGTGGCGGCACTGACATCAAGTGCGTTATTTAGTAAACGCTCAGCCTTTTCAAAGTCGCGTGTAGATCTAATAATGCGGGCATAGGCCGGACGGAGCTCGTCGTCGGCAATTCCAACTTGGCGCTGGGTTCGGTCAATGAGCTCTTCCACGGACGCAATTTGTTCATCTGTGGCTTTGGTGGACGCTCGAATAGAAAGCGCCAACTGCTTTTGGGCTTTCTCATCATCGGCAGCCATTTTGGCGAAACCAGCCAACGCTTGCCCCGCTTGGTATGCAGCTGCACCGATAGCAGCAAATGCCGCCACGCCTGCGACAGCGCCCGCCTTGAGAACAAACTTGACTTTGTCTGATGCCGACTCAAGTTGTTTAAACGATTTGATGGCTTTTTTAATGCCGTCGCCGTTGAACTGGGTGACGATGGGTATTCCGAGCATTAGTTCAGTTCTTTCTGTACGCGTTTCATTGCGCGTTTGATGGCGGCAAGCATTTCACGTTCAATGAGTGGACGTGCTTTGTAAACAGCGGGCCCGATGATGCGTGTGCGTCCAGGCCCCACATAACCGAGTGACTGGCCTAAAGGGTTGACGGTTGCTCTACCAGCAGTCTCAAACACAGCTGTTGCAGGATCCATTTGGACAATGCTGATAATGGCGGTGGCTTTGCGGTCAGTGTTTACATTGACGCGAACCCCGCGCTTGGCCTTTGGAATTGTAAACGGAAACAATTTGCGACCGGTGCGGCTATCTGTCCATTTTCGGGACATACCAGAAAGAGGCACTTTTGTATAACCGTCACGCACTTTGACGATTGCTGGCTCTGAGATTTGGCGCACGTCATTCACAAACTGTTTACGAAGACCTGGCTCAACTTTGTTCAGGGAGCGAATGGTCTCACGAACGCCGACCAAATTTAGATCTACGTTGTAAGTCATTGGCTCTCCTTTTTGATGTCTTCAGTTACCTTCAGCACTGTTGCCAGCACGTCTAGATCGTATGGGATGTCAGGAGGCCAATACCCTGTTTGCACTAGCTGCGACGCTAGAGCGTAGATGTATGTGCCTCGTTCGTAGGGTTTACAGGGTCTGTGTCCACCACTTCAATGTTGTCAAGACGCTTGACGTAGTCGTCGAACACGGCCGGCACTGGATGGTTGATTTGTTTACAACATTCCCACGCCATGAACGCTAGGTCTTCAACTCCGATGCCGTCGCCCAACTGGGATGCTTTGCGTTTGAAGCGGCGCTCCCAGGCAACGATGACACCGAGGTTGGTGGTGACGGTGTAAACGCTGTCGCGTTCAGTGACTTGCAGTGTTAGTTTCATTTGTTTCTCCCTCTACTTGGTTAGATCAGGTAATGTCGCGGGCCCAGGTGCCGCCTGTAAACGTGGCGGTCACTGTTGCAATTTCCCCCACGGTTGAGTTGATTGGGGTGAAGTTTGCGAGCATTGCGTTGGTGATGGTGTATTCAGGGTTGGTGGCTGACTCTGTGGTGCCAGATGGGCTGATAACCAATGTGGTGGTGCCAGTGCCAACGCAGTCTGCTAATGCAGCTTCGACTTCGTTTGCGCCGTAGCTGAGGAAGAATGTGATGCTGACGTCAACTGATTGAAGACCGCCGGCGAACTTGTGGCCAGTGTCCCCAAAGGCTGTGATTTCAAGCGAGTCTTGACCAACAGTGATGGTGCACTGGTTGCCTTGGTCTGACAGGTCGTAGGTGCTGGCGTCTTGCGTGATGTTGATTGTCGCATTGGACAGGAAAGTTGTGGTTGCCATGGGGCTCCTTTAGTTACGCCGTACAGCGACGGCAACGGTGAGGTCGTACGTTGGTAGTTCTTGTCCACCAACGCTCGCTAACCCTGGTCTGAGATCTGTCACCGCGATGACAGAGTTCATGATTTGGTCAGCGATAGTCATTAGATAATCGCCTGCGTCTTGGTTCCCTGGGGGAGGAGCCAAGATACGCAGACGGAGCTCAATGTCACCAACGTTGTATGTAAACGCTGAGACAGTGGGCAACTCGATAAGAACAGCAAGCGGACGCACGTTACGCGGGTCAGTAATCGGCACCAGACCCAAATCTGTTAACGCTGTTTTACAAGCGTTTACAGCCTCGTAGAGGATGCCAGAAACAGCCACTATGCAACCTGGGCCCTGCCACAGCCAAGCAGCTGCATAATACGCCCGAGCGTTGACGGCACAGGGAAAGTACCCATAGCGTCAAACGACGCAAACGAGTCAACAGATCCACGTTCACGGTAAAGCGTGGCGGCATACATGACGGCACCTAATTTGACATCGGCGCTTGGCACCGTGGTCATGGAGTCGATGTAGCCGGCTTCGCGACGCTTGCGATAACACCAAGAATTGCTGGCGTTTACACACGTGGTTACGAACGCTGTGTCGTTAGCGGTTGCGACGTCAATACCTAGCCAAGCAAGTACGTCGGCCGCCACAATCCATGTCACCGTTTGGGTGTATGTAAGTGTGCCTGCGCCAGCACCGTAGGCAACGTCGTCGCCTGTGTTGGCGTAAACAATTTGGTTGGGTCGTGGGATGCTGTAATCAAACAGCAGTTGACCTTCATTGTCTACACCGTCAAATTGGTATTGCTCGGTGGAGATGACAACAGCTGTGGCGTTGAAGCCTGCTGTGGCTACTAGCGAGATGACGACTGTGTCGCCTGGTTGGACTTCTGGGTCGGTGAGAGTCTGAATGGCGGCGTAGTTATCTGTTCGTTGTATGAACGTGATTGTGCTCGTTGCCATGTCAGACCCTCTCCCTACCTAGTAACCAGCGATTAGACGAAAGCAGCCTTGACGAACTTGCTGGAGTCAATCATGAGGGCTGCGAAGTAACCGCGGAATGCGATTGTGCGTGACAGCGTGGATGGCGAGTCAATGCTGATTGCGCCCTTTTGCTGTTCAAACAGTTCGTAGCCGGTTGCGTCAGCAATGATGAGCGTGTCAGCTGCAAAGTTGCGGTCAACTACGACCTGCAAACCGAACGCGTTGCCGCCGTACTGGTTGACACCAAGGTTGCCGAAGGCGTTCATTGGGCCGACCTGTGGGAACAGCGGACGATCTGCTGTGTCGCTGAGGGCGAGCAAGATTTGCCACTGGTCTGGGCTGACAAACAGGTGACCTGGAAGGTTGCCGTTTGACGATGAAAGGATGGTTGCTGCTGCTTCTGCTACCCATGATGCCCAGTACGAAGGGTCAGCTTCTGACGCTGCGGTGAAGTTCTGGGTCACTGATGCACCAGACACAAGGGTGTCAGCTGCGTAGTTGTCAGTGGCGTTTGCGTAGATACGGCCCATGTCGTCGAGCACGACTGACAAGATTGCTGGATCTGTCCAGTCGATGTCGGCTTCGGAAATGTTTACATACCCACCGAAGATTTGCTTGGTGACCTGGTTGTTGAACACGACCATTGTGCCGGCTGTTGGTGACTGTTCAGCAATGGATGCACCGATGCTGGTGTGTGTGGTCACTTCTGGACGGATGAACACTTTGCCGCCTGCGGGCATTGCGCGTACACCGACTGCGTCAACTACTGGGCGACGGCCGATGAAGTTGTTGTAAACAGGCGAGACGATTGGTGTTGGCAAAACACCAGGTGTGTCGGTCGTGACGATGTCTGGTGCAGCTGCACGGAGTGCCTCTGACATTTCACGCCACTGATCGCCACCGGCGACTGCTGCTGCGATGTATTCGACAGCTGTTGGTACTGCTACGTGCTTCTTTGGCTGTGCAAAGTTGATAACTGGTGTTGGAACGATTTCAGCCGAAGCCTCAACCGCTGGGGTTTCTTGTGACATGGTTTCCTCCTCAGGAATGTCATTGGGTTGGGTTTCGTCTGCGTCAGGTTGT